CGTGAGCGGTCTGTAATCTCATAATTGCACGCGAGGATTGTAAACCTCAAAGAACCAATTATGTTATATAGACTTAATTTCAGACTACGCTTTAGAAACTTGCGATCAAATGTAAAAAATATAACCTATAGAAGATGCGAACATCTTACATAGGTTAGTCTAAAAACCATTTAATCACATAGTGAAAAGCGTAAGATGTTAAACATCTCGTCTAGGAATATATGTTAAAAGTACAAACATATATACCCCCACCCGACCGCCGAGTGGTTAGGTTGTCCGTAACGTGGACAGGACGTTGACCCCCGTCAATTATCGCCGTTTAAAGCCCGGCTAAGGCACTCCAGGCTCTGGATACAAAAAGAATACAGGAGCTCCAGTAAAGAAACCTAATTGAAAATCTTCTGCAGTAGCTATAAAATGATCTACTCTCATGTCAATTTGATTTGTATTTTTGATGACATCTGTTATAAGATGATGTCCTGTACTGGTTCTTCCATATTGATTCGTATCTCGAGCTGGGAAGAATCGCTTTCCTCTTGTATAAAATGGTGTTTCATATTCGAGTACTGGATTCTGGGAAGCTGCGGTAGCATGCATTCCTGATAAGCTATTCATCGCTGTAACAACTATATGACTACGTGCTAAGGGTGGATTACTATTAATATTCTCTGATGCCCAACCATTTGTCACTCCTTCCGGTGTACCTCGTACAACGGCAAAAGTGGTCTGTAATGGTATATCAGTATGAACTTGTCGTATCATCTTATGTCGTAATCCTCCTCTTCGTAAAGCAAAAGCAGGTGTTAAATAATTTATCAGCGTTATTCCACAAAAGGTATATGGGGAATTACCTAAAGTGGAATCAATAGCAGAATCAGGTCCATTGGGATCCCATCCTCTATAGTAAGGAAAATCAGTTAAACTAATAGTAACTTGTCTGTTATTCACAGAATTACCATAATCTGCTGGGTAAAAAGAATAGTGATATTGATATCTTCTCAATAAATCACGAAAAGATACTACTCTTTCACCTTGAAAAACTAAGTACTGATTATCTTCTTTTATAGAATTTCCAAAAGAATACGTGGAATCTGGGTTTAATGGAGCATTTGAACTGTCAGCAGTAGTAGCTTGTATATCAGGCGCCTCTTCAGCCTGCGGTGTATAAATTGCAGACTGTGGTTGATATATAGAGTAATTTATAAAAGGCTGATATTTGGGACATGCGACGGCAAAATCATCACCGGCACTAACCCATACCTGAACTTTAATATCGGCTGCTACAGCTGAGGGGGACGATAATTCATTCATAACGTAAATGTTAAGAATACCATTATCATCGGATGTTCCTCCAACTACGGATGATATAGAGCTACCTACCAAGGTGGTTGACCAATCTGTCATTGGTGTAACATTAGCCCATGCCGAAACATTCGCCCATTTTACTTCATATTCAAAATCTCTGTCTTCTGATATATCGATTATAGAAGTATAATTAGTATTTAGTTCTGTGGTACCTGTCAAATAATGAGGTTCATAAACTATTTTAAGTCTACCTCTATGATATTCTGAACAGATAACATTAAATCGAAATTTAATAGAACCTTGCCAATACTCAAAGGGCGCAGCAGCAAACGCTAAAGCCGTTGGGTGAAATTCTGTAACGGAACCTGTATTCAAAGTTGTATTGAATATTGGAGTAACCAAAAGAGACATCAACATAGACTCTGACACATCAGTTTCAGCCCAATCAAACTGGTAGAAAAATGATGGTCTTGATGCTATTGAATGAATAGTCAACTCATCATGGCCAGCTAATCCCATTACTCGGGTATCTATAGACAACTCATTCTTAGAATCTACAGTTAATTTAACCAAATTTTCCGGTGCGTCTGTATTACACAGATTTCCTAAATATCTTGGTACATAACTACGTGTATCTTCAAGAACTTGAGGTCTAGAATAACCAAATATACGAGCGACCTGTCCTATTTTCGTAGCTACCATTGAAGTAGCCTTAGCATAGGGAGCTAATACGGGGATCATAGACAGAGCGTTAGCAACACTCGCTATGGTGGAAGCTGGTTTACTAATTAATCCATCAGACTTAAATTCAGTTGTTGAGTCATCAGTATTATTTGATAACTTTTTAACTTTCTTTTTATTCTGTTTGGAATTAGACTTAGATTGTGGAACATATGGTATAGGGAAACCAAATTTATCTAAGGGTACATTAGTTTTACCAGATTGTTCTAATAATTGAGTTGGGACGGAAAGTTCCACGTCCTCTGCCCATACGAAAACATTAATCGTAATAGGTTCAGTTGCGCCATTAGCATGCTGCAATATGTAGAAATCTCTCATATCTACATATCCTAAATATGCATGCCAATTAGCAACTGTTATATCTACCCAATTTTCATGCCAAATAAAAGGACATGATAATTCGCCACCTTGCGATGTTGTAGGATCTAACATAATATGTGGTTTTTGCGAAAGTTGAATTAAATCTTGTTCGAAAAAAAGCCCTATTCCTTGTAATACCATCATTCAAAGAAAACGGGTTATAAGCACATATTATTCTGCCATAATAAAAGGGGTTGCCATTAATGACAAACTTGACCTTGAGATTACATCGAAGATTCCTAAAATTGCGAATTTTATCTCTCACAGCGGACTGACTAAAGAAGTCGTCCCACGGATTGAAAGACTCAAACAATGTAGAACTAGGAGTCCATTGATATGATCTCGTTTTAATTGGTCTAGATAAGAATTGGGCTAAATTAGCATCAGAAAAACCAGCTAATTTATATGTCATATCTCTGTCATTGTCAACCTCATAGCACCATGCTTCGTCTCCGTCAGCAAAGTGCACATTTTGGTGTGCGGACATGTGATCTAATTTGTTTATAGTGTACCCAGGTCCGTCCGCACTAGACCCTTCTCCACTGTTATTATATGTATTATTATCAGTGAGCTATTTAATTAATACCTCGAAGTGGACTGCTCAGTACACTAGGGGCAGCAACATTTTGTTGGCTGGCGGGGCCCCCGTAAATACGGGTATCCTTAGGGAAGGATGCCTACGTATGCAAAGCTGTCCAACATTGGATTAAAAATGTGCAAAACCCAATTGTTGCAGTAATCAAATACATACGGCTATTTTAAACTTATACCACGAATAGCTCCGGGGTCTGATGAGTTTAAATGTCATCCAAGGACAAGAATATGTTTATGTTTGATCAACATATTCAGGAGTATCTTCTTCAGTAGTAGTGAAAGCAGTTTTATCTTTGTCAATATATTTCATACGAAAATTGTGTAAACCGTCGTCATAGGTTACACCTAACATTGAACAAAGATGTGAAATATCATGCTTTTCAGCTACTTCTTGCATTTGGGAGCGGCGTAATTCATAGAGTTCACGTCCATGCTGCCACCACTCACGTAATGCACCATCAATGTTAGAGATACTCTGGTCCGTGGTAGATACTACCTTAGACTTCAGAACACTATGTAATGACTTAAAAATAGAAGCCTCATCTAAAGCTCCATGAAACATTTTAGTTTCAGGATTATAAATATTATGACGCTTTAGAAAATCAGCATCTTTATCAGACATATACTCAGTAGGTTCTGATTCTTTATCGGGCATGGTAAATACCATATCTCTCTCATCTAAGAACTTTGAAAAAGAAATATGGTTAAACCAATCATATCCTTCACGAACTGATCCCTTTACGTCATCACCATAAGTACTAATGGCGACGACATCCCGAAAGGGGCGGGGGGGGTCTTGTGTAGGCCATAAATGGAAATACGCACATCTTAGTAACAATGAATTTACAATACAATTCACGTATACAGTAAGATTTTGTCCAGATGGGTTAGATCCGGAATGTATTACCATATCACCATTAAAAGCCATGCAAGGATAAGCAACTTCAGTAGCAATACCTTCCATAACTCTAATATGGCGAGCAGAATACCTACCACAAGACTTTGCAATTGAAATTAGCACCCAAAAGGCAGCTAAAATCAATTGTGATGGCATGCGGAGATCATACTTATTGTAATCTCCAGCTAAAATTCGGTTTTCACCGAATTTGCGCATATGCTTAGCAAGTTGATCCCATTCAGGGCCTTGTGCATTCACACCTACTGCACATTCAGAATCAATAGGAAATAATGATAATAAACGTGCAATTGGCAGAAAATACTTGCGCACTAGCAATTGCATGGCCCAATCAGCAGCTTGGAAAATACGAACTTTATCCTTCCCAAACTTAGTGGGCTCATCTTTAGCGCATGCCTTGAAGATCGCATAACAACGTCTTCCTTGAAGAATTGT